TACTAACAATAGAAAAAGATGGTAAGAAAGTCTTTACACCTACAGTAATGTTAAACGGTGAAATACCTATCGTTACAGGGTTATCTGCAAATATACCTCTATATCTTAATGCAAATAAAGATGGCGAAGTCAGAGCAAGAGATGAAAAAGGTAAGTTCGTATCAGATGATATAACTACTGCAGACAATGAAGCATGGAAAGAGGAAGAGTAATGTGTTTTATAAATCAAAAAGATAATGGTACATACATACAGGTATGTAACTATAAATATGGGTCAGAACATTGCAGTTAGATGTTATTAGAACTCAGTTCGGCAAAGATGCTACCAATGGTATGTTGTTTATTGATGGTCTGTTCGAGTGTTATACACTAGAAGACCAGTATCAAGCAGTCAAAGTAATGCACGAGACCTGCATACCCGAGGGTACATACGATATAGAGTTTAGAAAGACTGGTGGTTTTCATGCCAAGTACTCTGAGAGATACAAGAACGCACATTATGGTATGTTGCACATACAAAATGTACCTAATTTTACCTACATTTTAATTCATACGGGTAATACAGATGAGCATACATCAGGATGTTTGATAGTTGGAGAGACACAACAAGATTTAGATGTATCTTCTGACGGATTCATCGGCTCAAGTGCTGTGGCGTACAAGAAGATGTATTCAAAAGTGGCTAATCAATTACTACAAGGTAAGAAAGTTAGCATTAAATACAATACTATTAATAATTTGTTGGAGAATAAACCTTTAGATAATAAAGCTAAAGACCATTTAATACTAGCTGAGTCTGTATATGATAAACTCCAGGAGATTAACGGAAATGTCATTAAGACTAATGCTATGATTAAAGGTAGATTAATAAACTAGGAGATATATATGAGTGAAGAACTCAAAGATATGTTAGAGAGAACTGGTTGGACCTTCATTGAAGCGTTCATAGGTGCTTTAACAGTAGCCCCATTAGTAGGAATAGACGCTGGAGTACTTCAGTTGGCTGCTCTTGCAGGTGGTGGTGCAGCTTTAGCTGTAATTAAGACTTACGCTAAGAAACAAATTAGTGGTAATTCTCAATCAGTAAGTAAGTAATTTAAATACATCGGTAAGTCAATATCTGTTGTAAACTAGAGTAACAACAGAAAGGCTGCGATGTCTAAGAAAAAGAGTAACAAAAAGAAGGCCACTGCTATTCCTGCAGAAAATGGTAATAATTTTTATAAAGCAGGATGGCAACCTTCTATCGATATAGACCCAAACACTGGGCAGGGTGAACTTGTACATGTAGGAACAGACCCCGACTACGAAAATAACTTCGATAGTATCATAAAACAATGGGGATTCGACCCAAATATCTACGAAATTGACGGTATATTAAAGGTATCTTCCTGGAATGCACAGTTAAAAGGTGGGATTGTAGAAACATTCCATGCATTTAAAGGAACTATTCGTAGAAAATCTGCTAGTCATGACAAACATTTTAACGCATTGATTAAACAAGCAGCAAAGAAGCCACCATTAACTAAGCGAAATATATTTGGTGGAGATACAGCTATGCTTTGGATGATGAGTGACTGGCAACTCGGCAAGGACGATTACGGAGTTGAGAACACAATAAAGAGATACGATGTGGCCTTGCAAGATGGTGTAGCTTTACTCAAAAACTACAGAAAGATGGGAAAGAAGATTGATGAGATTTTCTTAGTAGGAATGGGTGACCTTACAGAAGGCTGTTCAAAATTCTTTTACGAAAGTCAAGCCTTCAATGTTTCTTTAAATCTGATGGAGCAATATGCATTAGCAAGAGCTATGATTTACAAGACAGTTGAAACATTCTTGCCTCATGTAAATAAGATAACTTTGACTGGGGTACCAGGAAACCATGGCGAAATGACTAGAAGTGGTAAAGGCCAGGTGCTAAGTTCTCGTTTAGATAATTCAGATACCATGCATTTAGAGATAATGGATGAGATTTTTGCTGCAAACAAAGAACGATACAAAAAAGTAAAGGTCATTGTACCTGAAAGTTATCATTTAAACTTAGAAATTAAAGGTAAGAAGACTGCATTTACACATGGTCACATGACTGGTGGTGGAGGTAACGCTGAAGCTAAGATTGAGGCCTGGTGGAAAGGTCAGATGTTTGGATTCCTACCAACAGGTGATGCTGAGGTGTTGATAACTGCACATTACCACCATTTTCGTGCTAAGAATCAAGGAGATAGGCACTGGTTTCAATGCCCATCTCTTGATAAGTCAATTGACTTCACACAAAGGAGTGGTTTGTGGTCTCATCCTGGAGTTCTAACGCTCTTGATGAACAATAAAGGCCCCAGTTTTCCAGTAATTGTTTAACTGATTGATTAAACAAGGGGTAAAACCTTATATAACTTAGGCTTTCCCTGGAAATCCCTCTCGGGGTACTCTTTAAATTCCTTAATAGAGTCCCACATCTTCTTTAATCTAGTGAATGTAATCCATACAGGGATAGCATCGGGATGTTTGAAGTACATTACAGCTATTTCTATTTTAATTTTACCGTCCATATCAATAGCTTTGGTATACATTTCTTCTAGCTTTTCATAGTCAGCTAACTTAATCTTGTTAGTTCCCTTTACTTCAATCAAGTATAATTTGTCATTAATAGATACTACATAATCCGGGCATACAATAATTTGGGATACCAACCAGTACACAGGTACAAAGTTTTCTTTAGCATCCGGTCCTAGCTTGGCCCACTGTACATTCTTACTAAGATTAGTGTTCTGAAGATGTTTTAACATGGCCATATCAGCCATGTCATCAACATTTTGTCTCTCTTCAAAAGAGTTAGTGTATTTATTAGTTACCATATTTCCCCCTGTTCATATTTTTTCTTCTCTTCTTTAGTAGCAATCACTGCATTGCAAGTCATGTTCTCATACTTGTATGGGTTATTTTCGTCCTGCAATTTAAAGGTATGGCCACAACATTCGTTACCATTCATATCTGTGTAGGTTATTCTTGTAGATTCTTTACTACATTTCTTACCAACAACAACAACCTTACATTTTCTATCCATCTCTGCAGGTTTGGTGAAGTCATAGTCGGGAAACTTTTGTTGTAATCTCCCGACTAATTTATTTATATTAAATGGTAAGCTCTCACCGGCCTGTTCTAAAGCCATTCGCTAGGAGCCTCTCGGTCACCTTTGCCTCCGATGTATCCACCCCAACCACAACCATCATTCTGCATGTACTGTGAACATGAGAAGTCCGGAATGTTTTTAAGTTTACTACCCTCGGGTGCATCAGCTTTTTTAGCACGGTTATCTTCTATCCACTCAGCTACGCCACACTTTGGGCAACCTTTGTCTACAGAACTATCCGGGAAAACATCGTCAACTAAATCCTTTATACCTTTGTCATCAGTCTGTGATTGTTTTGCTACAAACAAATCTAAGAACACATCTAAGTGGTCATTAGTCCATATTTGTAAATCCTTGGGTCCGTCTATAGTAAACTCTTCCCATGCTTCTTGTTTAAACTTGTCCCTAAGAACCTTGTTTGACTCATGAAACTCCAGGGCTTTTTGTAACCTGTACTTCATATCATTCTCAATGTCCTTGACAAAATCATCCTTAGCTTTCTCTAAGACTTTTGTGTCTTCTTTCTGCTCAGTTAACTTTGGCTTTGGAGTACTAGTCTTTGGCCCTGCGTAATGTTCCTCTTCAGTTACACCACCGGTCCACAATTCCAATCCCACACCCAGTCTCATGCAACATCTTTTGATGCCGTCTGATACTGCAAGTTTAAGTATCTCTGATTCTGTTATGTTTCTTTTCAATGCGTTGTTATCTACATCGCCAACCTCTTCGATTGTTTGCTCTGTTGATTTAATATACAACTTACACTTGGCACCTATAATGGCTCCGGTTTTATCTCTTGTCTCTTCAAAAGTAAAATCGTAACCTCCTGGTATTACATCCACAAGTCTTTGTGTATATAAATGATGAGGAACATAGCTCCCAAATTTTCCTACTGGAGCATCTTTGACAACACTCTTAGGAAAGTCCTTAGTTAATCTCTTCATGGTTTCTTTATCCATTTTGTTTTCCTTTCTCTAATATTTTGTAGACTCTTGTTTTTGATATTGACAAGGCCTCGCTAATTTCTTTGACTGTTGAGCCGTTGTTTAAACATGCAAGGATAGACTCTAATCTTTTATCAGTAAGAGCTTTCACTTTTGCCTGTTTTGATTCGAGTGCAACTTGCACCATTAATAGTTCTTGTATGTCTGCCATTACAGCATCCTCCTTAATTCTTCTTCTTTTTTAAATCGTCTGTAGTCTCTAATACTTTCTAAGATAAAATCCAAAAGCAGCGTCATTACAATACCGAACATGAATGACAAAACAATATGTTGAATACTAAACATTATTCACCCTCACCTCTAAACATATCATCAAAACATTCCGGATGAACACCAGTCATAAGTTGTTCTCGTTCTGCTCTGCTATGTTCCGGAAATATATCCTGGATTAATCTTCGTAAGTGTCTTGGTGTTTTAGTAAACTCTTGATACTTTTCTCGGTCCACCATAACTGTGCCTGTTTGTCTACAATTTATGCACTCTTTAGTTCTAACTGCAAACATCATTCGTACCAACTTTCTTCGCTATCATCTTCGATTACTACATCCGAAACTTTCAGTCCCGAAATTTGATTTATATATCCAGTGAAAAATCCTTTATAAGAATCGGCTTCCCGTCTTATCCAGTCTTTGTCAATGTCTATAGTTATTATCATCTTCATAATCTAATGTGTCTGTTTATAGGTTCCAGTAATACATCTGTAGAGTAAACACCATCTTGTTTACTTAAGAGTTTCTTACACTCGATTAGGATTGTTGGTCTTAACTCTTTGTACTCATCTGCATGTACTTGTTCTGCTGTAAATGCATCATCTATAAACACTACTAATGGTTTATGTGCATCTAATATTTCTCCTCGCTCATCAGCTTGGAAAATCATAGAGACGGTTGCACCAGTTGGTAAGTTGTGGTACGCTCTTGCACTTCCCATATTTGATATGGTTGGTTTAGATGGGGTAGTCGGTGTATCTACTTTAGATACTTTAGATACTTTACTCTTCTTCTTCTTCAGCATTTTGTGCCTCCTCTATTTGTGCTGTAATTTCGTTCATCGCATTGTGTTCTTTTACAAACTCATCAATCAAAAATGCAATCTTGGATATATCTTTGGGCCTTACCATCTTCCCGGTCGGCATCATTTTTCTACCTCCACAGGCATCGGCCACAGCAATACACCAGGTCTTTAGTGATTGATTCGATGCGAATATAATTGGCTCTTGAGCCATAGTCTCCTCCTTTATATTATTGTTTTATTGTTTAGATGGTATCAATTCAATGAGAGATACTATGAAGTCGTTGCTCCCAGTATCTTTTAATTCTCTGACTTTTGTCTGTGCATCAAACTCGGTCTCGAACTCCCACAGATATTTGGTCCCATCAAATATCGATATACTTGTTACTAAGTAATTCATATACCCACGCTAACAGGTATTGAATATTAAACAAGTATTTAAAGGGTTAAAGCACCAAGATTAAACAAGGTGCTTTATTCTCTTCTCAATCATCTTGGTGAATGTTTCCACCGAGGCGATTTCCCTTTCTATTTCTTTTCTATTCTTGTCTAGCATCATTAGATTGTGTGCCTGAACAAGTGAAGACTTCATTAAGTCAACCTGATTCAACAATCCAATTAATTCTGAACTACACATTTTCTTGGTCCATTACAATAACTTCCAAATTGTAAGAATCGTCAACAACAATTCCTACAATGTCTTCGTTATTATCTTTTAGTCTTTGAAAGAAATCTTTTAGGTCATTCCTTACATAGTAACCACCCTTGAATGGGCCGTTATTATTTTTTGTTTTTAGAATGTCCCAAAAGACTTGTTGGTCTTCCTCCATTATGCTTCCTCCAACATACCGGTGATTTTATAATCACCCTCTGCATATTTTAATCCATGTCCCATTTTCCAATTTTGATTTATGAAATTTTCTTTAGCTTCTGCAAATGAATTTGCTTCTACTGTTTCATAAAAAGAATTAGAAATAGTCAATTC